TTTCCGCAGCAGGTAGACAACCCTGTCGAACTGCTCGATCAGTATTTTTAGTATTTTCAGAGGCGTGCCGTCTACCGAGGCTTTTCGCTCTGTCTTTTGGTGTACCCTTGGTTTGAAATAAGGGCAGTTCTCTCGCGCCTCCTCATCCGCTTCGGCAAGATCTCGAACCGAACGAGCGTAATGACGCCCATAAGGACGAGTCACATTGGCGGGCAAATGATAAAGACCTATGATTTGTACTGGATTGTCGCAGGCGGGACAGACAGCGAAATGTCCCTCCGTACCATTTTCAGAGGTGGAGAACCAAGGCTCCTGGCGTCGCGTTTCTTCTTCGAAACGTTCGCGCTCGATTGGTCGCTCATCGGTTTCCTCTGGCTTCAACTTGTAGACATCCATAGCGCACCGCTCTCCATGAAAATAATCAATTCAGCCTGTATCGATTAGCCATCCGGCTCCACCAGCCCTCGGGAAGTTCGGGGACCACCCCTTCATGCTCGGCCATTTTCAAGCACTGAAGAACGGTGCTCAAGCCAAGGGAGAAGGCGTGATGTTTATCCTGCAGCGCAAAGATGAGCTCGTCATGGCACAGGCTCCCGCTGTCATCCCCGTTTTGCTCTTGGAGTAGCTCCGCCCGGTTATTCAGTATGTCGTCATGATTCATCGTATCCATCTCCTGTCTGACTCGGCCAGATTGGCCAGGTCCGCAACGAGAAAGTGCCCGGTTACAGGGTGCGGCGCCTCGAAAAAAACAAACCTGCCCCATGAAGTATTTTTCCGGCGACACCGGAGCACAAATGGCCAAAGGGTGAAATGGGCTTGAAGGGCGAAGGGAATGGTTCACAAGGGTAAAAGCCCTACCCGAAAGGGCCTGCCGGAAGGCAGAAAGGGCTGCGTTCGCGCCGGCGAACACGAAAAGGCTACGGGTGAACATCCACCAGCAGGTGCCCAATGGTTAAGCCTGGCCCAGTTCCTCCCAGGCAAAGCACAAGACGGGCCTGTCAGTAATTTCGTGTTTGGGGCATAACATGAGGTCAAGGAGTGTCTATGTCTCGCAAACCAAGAACCCAGCCGGCAGCGTTGCCTGTGATTCCTTCCGAGTTGCTGGAGTCGTTTGGTGACGGCTCGATGACGGCCGAAGCTATCAATGCGGCGTCCCTGGCTTTCAAGAAGGCCCTGATCGAGCGGGCCCTGGCCGGTGAGCTGAACCATCACCTGGGCTACCCGGCCGGCACAGCCAAGCCCGAGCGGATGAGTAATCAGCGCAACGGCAAGGGGGCCAAGACGGTGCTGACCCAGGAGGGGCCGATCCGTATCGACGTGCCCCGAGATCGCGAGGGCAGCTTTGCCCCGCTCCTGATCCCCAAGCATGAGCGCCGTTTTACTGGCTTTGATGACAAGATCGTCGCCATGTATGCCCGCGGCATGACGGTGCGCGAAATCCAGGGCTTTCTGCTGGAACAATACGGCACAGACGTCTCGCCGGACTTCATCAGCTCGGTCACTGACGAGGTTATGGCCGAGGTCACCGCCTGGCAGGCCAGGCCGCTCGAGCCCATGTATCCGGTCGTGTTCTTTGACGCGCTGCGGGTCAAGATCAGGGAGGATGCTGTCGTGCGCAACAAGGCCGTCTATCTGGCCCTGGGCGTGCTACCCGACGGCACACGCGATATCCTGGGTTTGTGGATTGAAGGCACCGAAGGCGCCAAGTTCTGGATGAAGGTCTTCAACGACCTGAAGACCCGGGGCGTGGGCGATATCCTGATCGCCGTGACTGACGGGTTGAAGGGTATACCCGAGGCGCTGGCCGCGGTGTTCCCGGCCACCACACTGCAAACCTGCATCGTCCATCTGATCCGCAACAGCCTCGATTACGCGAGCTGGAAGGATCGCAAGGCGCTGGCCGCCGCGATCCGACCGATCTATACCGCTGTCAGTGCTGAAGCGGCCCTGGCCGCGCTTGACGCCTTTGCCGATGGGCCGTGGGGTCAGAAGTTCCCCACCGTCTGCGCGGCATGGCGCAATGCCTGGGATCGCGTGATTCCGTTCTTCGCCTTTGCGCCGGAGATCCGCAAGGTGATCTACACCACCAACGCCATCGAGAATGTCAACTCGCAGCTACGCAAGATCATCAAGACGGSTCGGCAGGCAAGGCGTTGGCTGAAGCGATTCATGGAAATAACCCGGCGTTGGGAGCGCGTCGTTAATCATCGTTTACCAGGAGAAAACAATCCGCCCGGACTGTTCGATTCAATATTTTGTGATGCGCTTCACGCAATAAGAGTGTTCCTTATGAGCCACGCAAAAGTGTCATTCGCTTCTTCGAAGAGGGCGCTGCCGAAGTTGCACGCTAGTTGGGCACGCCGCGAGGGCGGCTCGGCACTTTGGTGCATAAGGATATAACCCTTTCTTCATTTCTGATTTCGTCAGAGTTCGTGCCGGGGCGACCGTCCGTCATTCGATATTAATTAAAAGCGTCAATAATCCGTTTAGGAATCAGGGGCTTGGAAATCCACCTGGCAGAACTGACAGGTCGGTATGCCCAACCAAAGTATTGAACTGATTTAAGTGGTGGTACAAATTCGCCTTTCCCATGTTAGTCCTACTTAACAGGCGAAGCGGTGGAGAGCGCTCTGTTGCGGGCTGCTCGGGATTAAATGGGTTTCGCCCTCGGGGGCTCCTGTCTTCCAATAAAAACAAGTTGTCGCCAGGCCTGATGAACTTTCAGGTACCCGCGTTCCGTTTTCTCGCGGAACTCACTGACTGCGCTTAACCGCGTGACCGGTTCGGTCGGTAAACAGCGACCTGCGCCGGAAACGCGATAACCGAGACAACTCAATCGAGGAACAGAAGATGGGATTATTCAATGCAGCCGCGAACCTGTTCGGCCAGGTCTACGAGCGCGCGACGCAGTGSCAGGCGGAAATCTCCAGCGTTTCGCATAACCAGAGATGGCTTTGCGTTCTTGTGCATGGGCTTCACCGGCAAAGAGGCGGCCAAATGGAAAGAGGCTTACATTCGTGCTTTCAACTGGATGGCAGAGCAACTGTTCAAGCGCTCGATGGACTTCGCCGCCCTGCGCAACGAACTGATGGCGGAGTACCGACAAGAGAGAGGGATTGCCAGCCTGGCCGGCAAAACCCTGCGCCGATGGCAGATCAAGGCACCCATCATCGAACAGAAGATCATCGAGGTCGAGCGCGAAGGGCAGCTGCAGCTGTTTCACGCCTGATCCATCCGGAATCTACCCCGACGAACGAAAGCCCGCCACTGAGCGGGCTTCGTCGTTTTAGAACCCCTGCGAGGGGCAGAGACTATGAAAATGCCAGAACGCCCTGAAACTTGGGCTGCGCTGCTTGCGTGGCTGTCTGCGCACTATCCGCAGTTGTACGCCGCCGGCCTGTCCTTTGTGGTCGCGCTGTCCCGGGTGATCTATGGCGGTGGAACGCGGCGCCAGGCGCTGCTCGAGGCAACGCTCTGCACCTTGATTACCTTGGGCCTGATTCCGGTCCTTGAGTGGTTTGGCCTGCCACAGAACATGGCTACCGCTGCTGGGGTGTTCACCGGCTTCCTAGGAGTGAAGAAGATCGCCGAGTTCGCTGACCGGATCGCCGACTGGAAGTTTCCGCGTCGGGGGGCTGGCGAATGAAGATCACCGCAGATCAACTCGACCGCGCTACCGGGTGCGGTGTTGCTACTGCCTCGACTTGGGTCGAACACATCAACGGCGCCATGGCCCGGTTCGAGATCAACACGCCCGAGCGTGTGGCGATGTTTCTCGCCCAGGTCGGGCACGAAAGCCAGAGCCTCAAGCGCCTGGTCGAGAACCTGAACTACTCCGCCGAGGGGCTGCTCAAGACCTGGCCGAAGCGGTTCGCGCCGGTAGAGGCTCGCCAGTATGCCCGCCAGCCCGAGCGCATCGCGAACCGCGTCTATGCCAACAGGATGGGCAATGGTTCGCCGGATACGGGCGATGGGTATCGATACCGGGGCCGCGGCCTGATCATGATTACGGGCCACGACAACTACGCCGAAGCCGCCCGCGCCCTGGCGCTGCCACTGGTGGCGCAACCGGAACTGCTGGAGCAACGGACCTGGGCAGCCATCGCCGCGGCATGGTGGTGGAAGTCGAGGGGTTTAAACGATCTGGCGGACCAAGGTCGCTTTGAAAGAATCACCCTCCGCATAAACGGAGGGTTCGCAGGGGCAGAGGATCGTAACGCACGAGTTGAATGGGCGCGAGCCGCCTTAGTGCGGGTGTGATGAGGCTATTGCTGTTGAAGGCGTTCAAATAAGCACGTAGGCAGATTTTGCCCACGGGCGTTGCACTCTGCATTTTCCTCAATAATGCCCTGAACAAAGCTGCCAGCGATCAGGCCCAACAGCGCAGCGATAGCGATGTGGGGTTTAACACGGTCAGTAGGCATGGGCTGGCCCTTGAGCCAGGAGTCCGCGCAACGAGCCCCGTACGAAGTGAGGTAGAGGGCAATAAGTGCGGCAATACCAAGCGCGGAGTAGAGACCGAGTGAAAAAAGGCTGAAAGCTGCGAAGAACTCCATAGAACCTCCTGGTAGTGATGGTCAATGGCGGCACGATGAAAGTGCCGATTTGAGCTTAGCAAATGCTTGGCTGGTCATCAGAAAAAGTCGGTGCGGGCAACGGGTAATTAGTCAGCGTGGATACGTAAAGATGAATTTGAAGTTCTGGTCTATTGCTGCCCTTGGTGTCGCGCTGTTGCTTTGGCGGATGGATCACTTGAGGCTCCAGCTTGCCGCTGATAGAGGTCGCGCCACCGTCGCCGAGCAGGAGCGTGACCGTAATCAGCAGATGATCGACCTGCAGGCCGGCGTTCTCGCTGAACAGCAACGCCAACTCGGCCGCGTCGCCGACATCGAACTGCAAACCCGACAACTCGGCCAAGCCCTGGAGGTCCAGGGCGCGCGCCACGCTGCGGCGTTACGGGAGTTGAAAGAGAATGACCAGGCTGTTCGCGACTGGCTGCGTGCTGGCATCCCTGCTGGCCTTGGCCGGATGTACGCCCGCCCCGAAACCACTGACCCCAGCGCCTACCGCGCAGCAGGCCAAGTGCCCGCTGACGCCGTGTCGGCTCCCCGGCCGTCCGCCGCTAGCGAACGGTGAAGATGCAACCGCGGCGATCGATGCTGTTGAGGCTGCGTTGACAGCGTGCGCGGTCCAAGTCCTGGACTGCATCGAGCGTCAGCGAGTGGATGAGCGATGAGAGGCAGTATCTCCGCTCGAGACCTCGATGATGCGGTGGCGTCTCTACGGGTCCTCTGTGGCGACCTGCCGAACAAAGTGTTGGCCGACGCCTTGAACCACACCGCGAACCAGGCGAATCAGGCCCTGGTCGGGGAGATCGACCAGGTCTTCGACCGGCCGACACCGTTCACCCGTAACGCCATCCGCATCCTGCATGCCACCTCACGCCGGCTTGAGGCGGCCTTGTGGGTGAAGGACGAAAAGGACCATGCCTCGAAGGGGCAGGCACCGGAGGACTGGGTAGCTCCCCAGGTCTTCGGAGGGCCGAGGGTGGACAAGGCGTCGGAGCGGAACCTCCGGGCCCGGGGCATCCTGCCGGCGGGCATGTTCGTGGTTCCAGCGGAGGGCGCCCGGCTGGACCAGTACGGCAACATGAGCCGCGGCCAGATGATCCAGATCCTTTCCGGCCTAGGCGCCCTGGAATACCGAGCGGGGTTCAAAGGAAACGCCACCCAGTCGGCGCGTTCCTTGGCGAGGGGACACCAACTCGCGTACTTCGTGATGCACCGTGGCCGCCGACCGATTGGCATCGCCGAGCGCCGTGGACGGACGTTGACTATGGTCCTTGCCTTCGTCCGCCAGCCTCAGTACCGCGTGCGCTTCCAATTTCACGAAGTCGTTCGGCGTGTTGCCGAGGACGACGCGCGCCTAGAGGCGAACATCGAGCGGGCCCTGGCGAAAGCGTTGCGTTCAAGTTCGTGACAAGAGGAGTTGGTAATGGAAATTCAAGTACGAAACGAGGTAGGAGATCTGATCTGGTCAAGAAACTCCGTAGGAGGGCTGACCAGCCAAGCCTACGGAGTGGATGGAACTTTACAGCAAATTGAGCAGGCGCTTGCTTTGGCCCTTGCGCAATGCAGGGGGGAGCTAGCTGTTGCTGTGGATGGTTATCGAATGGGTGATGCGAGCGGATCCTCCGCCCAAGTCAATGGTGATGTTCCAGTATCCGGTGTGAGGCACAGTGATGCGAGCGGGTAGTCGTTCATAAAAACCGCCGTAGTAGGTGTGCCTGCGGCCGTTCTTGAAGTTTGAAAATTGCGTGTCGGTGGTAAGGCGAACATTACATTGATGAGAGCAGTTGACTTCGACAACATCGCCCTCGTTCAAGTATTTGCGGCTGTGCAAGATCTTGTTCTTGATGGTGTAGTCGTGCACGCCCAAGTTCTGGATCACTCGGTCGCCGAGCCATTCCCGGAACGCGGTCGAGTTACCGAGCCACCCATACTGCTCGGAGGCATTACCGGACGTCACGGTCAGCACGAACTGGTTGAAGTCAGGCTGAACACCTGCGAAGGCATTCTGGAACGCCGCGCGGTAACCGATGAAGAGGTTCCGCAGGTTTTGCTGGTTGATAATCATCTGAATGCTGCTCCTTAGATCTCTACCCAGACACCGCCGTCATCCACATCGCGGACGACGCCGGCAACCGAGCGGGTGTCAGTGGCAGAGGTCTTGGCGACCGTCTGATCGTCGACGATGAAGCACTCCTTGCCGATGTCGGCGCGGGTGATCTGGTCGGCCGAGGCACTGTTGGCGAGCTGGAATACACCCCGGCGGGTTTCGATACGCTTGGCGCCGGCGGCGCCACCGGTGTTGTCGACCTGCTCCTGGGCGATACCGCGCGCCGCAATGGTGGTCGACAGCGCTCCTGGTACGGCGTTGCCCGAAGCGTCGAGACACACCAGGCTGCCGGCAAAGATCTTGGCGTTGGCCGCCACCGGGTCGTTGAACTGCATGCCGTCGCGGCGTGGGGTGTTGCGGTCTTTGGTCAGGGCCATGATGCTCAGGCCTCCTTCGCGGCCTTGAAGGCCTCAATGGTGATACCCATGGCCGTGCATACGGCCAGTTCGTCGGCCGTCAGCCCGGTTTTCTCGTCCGGTACCGGCGGCTGGCCCCGAGTCTGCGAGCCGGACAGTGCAGCGATCGGCTGTGCAGCGGAAAGGTACGCAGTAAGAGAGGCACGGTTTTCCTTGCCCAACTCCCGAGCCCACTTTTCCATGCTCTTGTGCAGCCGGCCGTCTTCCAGTGCAGTCGCGATCTCGGCATCCAGTTCCTTCTCGTCGCGTTGGCCGAGTCGGATGGTCAGCGCCGCGATCTCGCTCTTCAGCTCATCGACGACGGTAACGGGAACATGCTTGGCCGGATCTACTGCGGTCGCTGCCTTGGCTTTCAGCCCAGTGCAGGCTGCAAGCATGGCGCTGCAGGCAGCAGTGTCGTCGAGGCCCAGCTGCTTGCGCATCGAGGCCAGGTCAGTGGTATGGGCGGAGAGCGCGGCGATGGCCTGCTCCTCGGTGGTGTTCTCGGCCAGGCCGAGTGCGGCAAGCACCGCTTTCAGCAGTGGTTTCATGGAGCCTTCGATGAAGCCTTCTTTGGCTTCCCCCTCATCGGCCCAGGCGGCGGACGCGGTGCACAGCGCCAGCGCCATCGGCGTCAAGGCGAACAGATTCCTCATTGCGGTTGCTCCTTCTTACAGCGTGGTGAAATCCGGCAAGGCCGGAAAGCGTGTTGTGGTGTCGTTCCCGGCGACGCTTCTGCTGGCGTCGCGCGGGCGATCGCTCCCATGGGGCGCCCAGCCGGGCGCAACCCGAAAAAGAAGGCCGCTGGTATCAGCGGCCTTGAGAAGACGTCGAATAGGAGCAATCAAAGTTCGGCGTCGGGAAGTCTTGCCAGTGTATTTCCGGACACTGGAAACCGGCTGGAACACAGTCGGACTCTTCTATTGTCGGACTCTTCTATTGAAAGTCTCTTCGACTCATCGGGCTTTAGGCTTTCCACGTCCCGCTCTTGCATGGCGAGATCGATGAAGACAGAACGAATATCGTCGACAGCCAGCGACAATTATCCATTGAGCTGGCGCGATTATATTTTTTTTGCCACTATCGGAAAAACCCGATATCCAACGAAAGTCTTTTACATATTCTGCAAGAATTCTCCGAACGGTCAGGAAGGCAAAAAAAACGCATATCATATGCGGCGCAAGGACAGGGTACCCAGGCTCACGCTTCCCGAGTACCCGGGGGAAGCCATGGCGCGGCTGGCGCCATGCGCTAGATCAGGAGTCGCTGCGGGCCCCGGCCTGCGCGGCGGAAGCGGAAAGTTCCTGCTGGTGCTCGATGGCCTGCTGGTTGGCGTCCGATGTCCGGTACCGGCATCGATTCGCACAACGAAAGCTTGCTGAAGCTTGGTAAAGACTCCACTGCCACTGGCGTCGGTATTGGCATCTATGGTTCCGATGGCAAGCTGCTGAACCTGTCGGCGAACGAGACCATTGATGCACCCTTGAATTCCAGGGTTGAAAAAGATGGCGAAGGCCAAGACATCACCCTTTACAGCGCCAATCTGAATCTGCGGGCTGCTTACGTAAAGTCTGGCGCTGCGGCCGCTACGGCAGGTGTTGCCAACGGCTCCCTGCCCTTCACCCTGGAATACAACTAAGTTCTGCTACATGGGCGGGGTATGTATATACCCCGCTCCATGAGGTGTGAGTTCGTCATGAAATATCCATTTTCTTCCAGAGTTATCTGGGGTGGCATCCTTTTGCTTTTTTCCACCCTTGCCAATGCGGGAATCACACTGGGAGGAACCCGGGTCGTTCTGCAGGCGCCTGCCAAGGAGGCTGCAATCCTGGTCAGGAACCAGGCTTCCAAGGACGTGATGATTCAATCCTGGGTAGAGGCTGATAATGGGGCAGATAATCGCGAGGTCCCGTTTGCCATCACGCCTGCCCTAAGTCGTTTGGGAGGCAACAAGCAGCAAACCCTGCGTATCCTGTTTCAAGGGGAAGGCTTGCCGAGCGACAGGGAATCCGTATTCCGCCTGAACGTCCAGGAAATTCCGCAAAAATCTGCGTCGGCTAATACGTTGCAGATAGCTTTGCGCCAGCGTATCAAGGTCTTCTACCGCCCCGATAACTTGTCGGGAACTTCCGCCGAAGCGCCTGGAAAGTTGATCTGGCGTCTTGTTCGGCAGGGAGGTAAGTCGGTTGTCGAAGTTTCCAACGATACTGCGTTTCATGTCTCTTTCGCCAACGTGAAATTAAAAGCTGGCAATGCCTCCTATGTCGTTGATGCCGACATGGTCGCGCCGAAGTCGAGTCGCCGATTCGAAATCAAGGGAACTCCCCCCGGCGTTTCTGGAAATATCGAGTTCCAGAGCGTAAATGACTATGGCGGCCTCGATAAACATTCCAGCTCCTTATCCGACTGAAGCTCAGAAGAGCAGAAGGGCAGAAGAGCTGCTCTTAACTTCCCCTATGGATGGGTTTTTCCGGTTTGTCGGAAATTAGTCCAAGGAATATTCGCGTGGCCATATTTAGGAAAAGGTTCGACCTCAAGGTGTCCGTCTATTCCAGGTCTTCCTGTCTCGTGGCCTTGGGATTGGCTTTGCCTGCCGTAACTTCCGCGGTGGAATTCAACGCCGAGTTCCTGAACAACGAGGGCGGGGCGCCCGTTGAACTGAAGTATTTCGAGAACGGCAACTCGGTGTCGCCCGGCACTTACAGCGTCGACATTCATTTGAACCAGATCATGATCCGGCGCGAAGATGTCGTGTTCAGTGCCGATCCCGACACCGGAAGCGTTCGCCCGATCATTCGGATGGGCCTGCTCAAGGAGATT